TCGCCGGGACATTTGGCCCCGGGAGATGTGGGATTTGTCGTGCGACCCAGACGCGGGGTGGGATTGGCGCACCAAAGTAGGCACCCATAAGTGCTTCGCGATGCAACGGTTACGCGCCGCTCGTGAACGAAAGAAGCGGTCGCACCTTCGCGAAGCAAAATTGAAGCAATTACGCGCGATCGTCGATAAGATGCACCCGTAGCGGTGCGTGCATCTGTGTCAGCGGCTGGAAGGTCCCTTGTTCTCGTTTAACAGAACAGCCATAGCAGGGACCGGTTACTGACCACGCACCGCTGCCATGAAAGGCAGCGATATGCGAGAGATCAAGGACAGCGCCACGATCCAGATTCGGATCAGCTCGGAGCTTTACCGGGCAGCGGCGGTTGAGGGACAGAAGCAGCACCGCAGCATCCGCGGGCAGCTCGAGAAGTGGATTGAGGACGCACGCCGGGCCGAGAAGGCCGCAGCGAAGCAGCTGGAGGTGCGCCATGGGTGACCTCCTCTCGCCGCAGGATCGCGTGCGTCAGAACCAGGCGGTGGTCGCCTCTGTCGCCAAGCTCGTCCAGGACAACTTCATCGTCCGCGTCCAAGGTCGCGGCTACCTGATGGTGCAGGGCGCCCAGGCGATCGGCACCGCGATGGGCTACACGACCGCCATCGAGTCGATGCGCCATGTACCGGCTGGCGATGACGGAATCGCCGGCTACTGGGAGGCGATCGCGACCGTGATGGCCGACGGCAGGATCGTCGGGCGCGGCATGGGCTGCGTGTTCGATGACGAAAAGCCGTGGTGCAACCGTCCCCAGTTTGCACGGCAGATGATGGCGCAGACGCGGGCAACGGGCCGCGCATTGAAGGGCGTGATGGGCTGGGCGACCGCGCTGCTCGGTGCCGATGGATCGTTCGCTGAGGAGATGCCGCAGGAAGCCACGGAGAGCCGTCAGGAGGCGCCCGCGCCGATCAAGAGGCTCCCGGCGCCATCCAAAGGCGCGGACGCGCCTAAAGGCGACTCCGGCGCCCTACGCGAGGTTCGCGGCGTTTGTGCGGGCGTCGAGCAGAAGGTGAGCAAGGCCGGCAAGCCGTACTGGATCGTGACGCTCGAGGGGCACGACGGTCGCAATGACGTTGACTACACCTCGTTCGAGCCGCTCGCGGACATGGCTGGCCGGATGGTGATGGTCAAGCTCAAGCCGTACAAGGACGGCCACATCGTCGCCGACCTCATCGACATGGAGGTCGATCATGGGTAAGAACGTCCCGAGCGACGTTTGGCGCCTAGGCGACTCCGTCACGCCCGAGGAGAAGCTCGTGCTCCTCGCGCTGATCGACTACGGCACCCGCGTCCACCCGAGCCAGGGGACGCTGGCCCTGAAGACCGGCTTTTGCGTTCGCACCATCAGAACCATCGTCGCCTCGCTGCGGCGGAAGGGGCTGATCACGACCACCCAGCGCGGGGCCAAGAGCCTCGACTACTCGGTGCGGTTCGACGGGGTCAATGCGGCAAACGGTGCAGGGGTAATGCGGCAAACCGTGCCTATCAATGCGGCAGGAGATGCAGCGCAATGCGGCAAACCGTGCCTAGGGATTCTAACTAGCCAAGGAACTAGCCAACCTAACCAAGGCGCGGCTGACGCCGCAGCGGGTGGGCGGGATGGTTTCGAAGAGCTGGTCCAGAGGATCCGAGCCCGCGATCCTCGAGCCGACATCGACGCACAGCGCCGGGTCTGCTCGCGTGTGCTCGAGCAGCACGGCCTCGCGAGGGAGGACATCCCGCCGGCGTGGCGGCTCCTGTGCCTGAACTGGGCGCGTACCGGCAACGCGCCCTACGACACGCTCCAGCGCATCGTGAACAGCCTCGAGGGCGCCCGCGACGTTCGGGCCGTCGTGCTGCACAAGATCAGGGGGGTGGCAGCATGAACGATCCCGGCGATGAACACCAGGAGCACGTCGCTCCGGCCCCCGCGTCCGGTCCCGGAATTCCGGGCGCGGGGGAAATTCTCAAGCGGCTTCTGGCCGAGCTCCAGGCGGCAAAGGCGAAGCAAGCCGCGATCCGCCTCGAGATCGACGAGGCACACAAACTGATCCAGCAGCGATGGACGGTCTATTGGGCGGTCCAGGACGAGATGGACGACCTCCGCTACCGCATCGGTCGCGCCGGCGGTGGCTGGGACACCGACTTCTATCACCGGATGCGCGAACGGGGCAGCGGCGTGATCGTCAGGGTCGGACAGCACAGCATCGTGGAGGACAGGCGATGATCCAGAGCCGTACCAAGGGCAAGCGAGCCGAGCTCGAGGCGTGCCGTGCGCTCGAACTGGTGTTCGATGTCAAGTGGCAGCGCACGGCGCAAGTGTCCGGCAAGTTCTCTGCCGATGTCATGCCGAGCCAGGACATCGGCCTTCATGTTGAGGTGAAGCACTATGCGTCAGGGCTCACCTGGTGGACGAAACGAGCGAAACGGCTCCCGCTGTGCCTGTCGGCGGACGGTTTCTACTTCGCAACGCTGTGCAACGCGAAGCAAGTGTCCAAGCGCATTGTGCTTCCCGATATGGCGCCTCGGTGCGGACTTGCCGCTCGGTGGATGAAGCAAGCCGTGACAGATGCGGCAGGGCAGCGGACGCCAGTAGTGCTGTGCCGACAGAACAACAGCCCGTGGCTGCTGGTGTGGCGTTACGAGGATGACGATCGCCTATGGGAAGGGGTTGGACCGTGGCTCGTCTAACGCGCTTCAAGTACCAGGCCGATCTCGGAACGCCGTTCCAGCCGTTGACCGTTGGCAAGTCTCGAGGCGGATCATGGACGCGCACGGCCAAGCATCACAAACAGGTGCATATCCAATGCGCTAACTGCGGTGCAATCCATGAGTTAGAGACGGATCACATCGTTCCGCTGCATAGAGGTGGCACGAATGCGTGGTCCAACTTGCAGAGCCTGTGCAAGCCATGCCATGCAGCAAAGACAGCCCGAGAAGCTGCGGAGAGGGCAGGCCGTGATTTCAAGCGATCCTGAAACGGGTCCCCCCCTTGACCCCGAGGGGGTGCAAGTGCTTGGGGCACCGCGCTTTGGGGACCTCCAAAACTGACGCACATGGCGAAGCGATCCCGCAAGCCCAAGCCGGTTGACTGCGCCGCCCAAGCCGACGCCTACGCGAAGTCGGTGGTGGATGGCAGCATCGTCGCGAATGCGAGGATCACGGACGCCTGTCGCCGCTACCTCGAGGAGCGGCGTGCGCCGGCGAAGCACGGCGTGTGGTGGGACGATGCTCGAGCGGACGCGGCCCGCGTGTTCGCGCTCCGGTGCGGGCAGGGCGCCGAAGCCGGCGCCGGCACCCCGCTCGTGTGGATGCCCTGGCAATGCATGGTGGCGATGCTCCTGCTTGCCAGGCGTCGCATCGTGGACGGGCGGAAGACCGACACCCCGGCGACGAAGAACCTTCTGCTCGCCGTCGGGCGCGGCAACGGGAAGACGGAGTTCGCCGCGAGCCTGATCATGGCGGCGATGAGCGACCCAACGACGCGGCTCGAGTTCGCGAGCGTGGCGCCGGACGGGCGCCTGGCGCAGAAGACGTTCGAGCGGATGCGGGTGATGTCCGAGACGCTCGGCGATGAGGAATGGCACGCGACGGGCGGCAGCACCCCGGCGCACCCCGGCAAGGTGACGCACGGCGGCAACCGGTACACGTCGCTTCCGTGCACCGACAAGGCGCTCGACGGCCTGACGGTTCGGACGGTGGTGTCCGACGAGACGGCACGCATGGAGAAGGCGTTCGGGCGGCTGTTGACCGGGCTAGCCAAGTTCCCGAGCAGCCAGGCGCTGCACGCCACGACGCCCGATCCGGAGATGAAGACGCGCCCCATCTGGGGCTACTGGGACGCGCTCGAGCGGGCGATCGCGTCCGGACAGTCGTATCCAGCCGGCTGGTGGCCGATGCTGTACGGCTTGGACGCCGACGATCAGGCATCGGACCCGGCGACATGGATCAAGGCGCACCCCGGGCTTGGGACGATCATCGACCCGACGCAGCTCGAGATGGCGGCGCGAACGATGCTAGAGAGCGGCGATCCCGTCCAGATTGCGGAGTTCGAGACGCAGCTGGCGTGCCGCTACCACGAACTGGCGACCACCGACGTGGACCTCTCGGTCCTGGAGCGGCAGTCGGAGGCTTGCGACTGGGATCGGCTTCGAGGATCCCCGGCGGTGGTCGCCATTGATTTGAGCCGCGGCGGGTACGGCACCCAGCTCGACCTCACGACCCTGTGCGTGATGGTCGTGGACGGCGGGCGTATCCGCGCCCGGAACGTGTCTTGGTGGGCGGGGCTGGACATCGAGGCCGACGCAAAGCGGTCGAAGTGCCCGCTGTCGAAGTGGTGCGAACAGGGACATCTGCGCCGGATGCCGGGCGAGTGGCACGACATGGCGGTGATCGAGGCCGAGCTCGAGGTGATCATGGCCCGCTACGACGTGCGGAAGGTCGGCGTAGACCAGAACCCGTCCCAGGCACGGGACATCCGGCGATGGGCGGATCGCGGATGGCCGATCGTCCCGATCGATCAGTCGATCCGGACGATGGCCCCGGCGTGGAAGCTCTGGGGCGACCTCCTGAAGTCGCGGCAGCTGTTCTATGAGCCTGATCCGGTGCTGTCCTCGGCGCTCCAGGCGGTGCGGCTGGTGAAAGACAACGTCGGCAACATCCGCCCGGTCAAGGGCCGAAGCAACGGCAACACCGACGCGGTGGTCGCCGGGAACATGGCGGCGCTGCTCATGGAGCACAACGGCGTCCGCGAGGTGACGGGCGTCAGCGCGAGCGCGTGTCCCATTGGGTAGCATTTGCTTCAATCAATCGGCGGGCACCTCACCCCGCGACTAGCCGCAAGGCCGGAGCTCAAGGGAGCCGCAACCGCGACCACGCTCGCGGTTGTTCGTTTAAACCGGGATTCCAAAAATCGCAGTAGACGGATTTGGGCGTTTCGGTTCCATCCGTTCCATGGAGCTTCGGGCAATGTTCGCTCGGTTCTTTGGATTCAAGTCGGGTGTAGCCATCTACACGCGACCGGAGCCCATTGTGTCGGCGCCGGTGGACGCCATCCCCGCCGTTGTCCGCGCTACGCAGCTGATCAGCGCGGACATTGCCCGGCTCCCGATTTCGGTCCTTGACAGCGACGGACAGACGATCCCGGATCACCCGGTTTCGATGCTGATGAACCGTGAGGCCAGCCGGTGGCAGTCGGGCTACGAGTTCCGTCGCTACACGACCTCGGTCGCCCTCACGCATGGCAACGGCCTCGCGCTGATCCGCCGCTCGTCCGACGGCGCGATCGCCGAACTCCAGCCGATCCCCGCCGACGCCATGAGCGGCGAAGTGACCGATGACGGCGTGATCTACCGCATCGGCAGCACGGTGCTGAATCAGGATCAGATC